AAGATCCACACCGCCCGCGTAGAGACGCCCTCCGGCGCTTTCGTGGCGTCCTATTCGATGGAGGCGCAGGCATGGGTGGAGTGACACACGGCATGTTTGGCACGCCTGAATATAGGGCATACAGAAACGCTCTAAATCGCTGCCGCAGAGAGAGTGACCCTAGATTTGGTTCATACGGCGGTCGCGGCATCGAAATGCGATTTGACACGTTCGAAGAGTTTTTCTGCTGTGTCGGGCTTCGACCTAACAGAAAGTATTCGCTGGATAGGATCGACACAAACGGTCACTACGAGGCTGGCAACGTGCGGTGGGCAACTGCGGCCCAGCAAGTGGCAAGCAAGACCACCACCACGATTTACACCCACTTGGGCCGCTCCATGACACTGGGGCAGTGGTGCAAGGAGACCGGCGTCCCATACAAAAAGGCGTGGCGTAGGTTAAATACGGGATGGTCATTTCCAAGATCGGTAGGTCTGGAATGATTAAGATGCCCTGGCCCGACAAATCCATGCACCCGAATAGCCGAAAACACAGGCTGGCGGTGGCTCCCATCCGCAAGAAGTATAGATCAGACTGCGCATGGATTGCCCGAGAGGCAAAAGCTTATTTCCCGCACATGAGGGATTTGGGCCTACACCTTCGCATTACGTTTCACCCGCCAGATAGAAGAGTTCGAGACATTGACGGAATGTTGTCCGCAATAAAATCCGGGCTTGACGGCATCGCAGACGTGATCGGCGTGGATGATAGCCGCTGGGACTTGACCCTCATTCGCGGCCCTGTCGTCAAGGGCGGCTGCGTCGTTGTCGAGGTGGTCGAGGATCGGAAATACGTGCCGTTGCGCGGGGTAATTTCGTGAGCGGATTTATCACCATAGAGCGCAAGCTGTGGGACCACCCGCTATTCAAGCCAGAGCCTATGACAGAGCGTGAGGCGTGGATGTGGATGATTGCACAGGCCGCATGGTCTGGCACTCGTCACCGCGTCGGCAATGAATTGGTAGAGGTGCCCCGTGGATCGTTCATGGCGACCCTGCGCGAAATGCAGTCGGTGTTCATGTGGAAATCTGACAAGCGCGTGAGAAACTTCCTCAAGATGCTCGAAACCGAGGGTATGATCGGACGCACGACCGTAGGCTCAAGGAACGCACCAAAGACGCATGTAACTATCTGTAAATATGAAGAATATCAGACACGCGGACGCACCAAAGACGCACCAGAGACGCACCACGGACGCACCAAAGACGCAGTAAAGAAACAAGATAACAATAAACAAGAAGAAGAACCTTACGGTTCTTTGTCTGAGCCATCCCCTGCCAATGACCTTTCCCATGCCGTTTCCCGCTACAACGCGGCGGCTTCGGCTGCGGGTTGGCCACAGGTCCAGAAACTCACGCCACAGCGTTCTAAGCAACTGCGTGCCCGACTGCGGGATTGTGATGGGCTGGAAGGCTGGGAGGTCGCGCTCCGCAAAGCCTTCGACAGCGATTTTTTATGTGGCCGCACCAGCAAGGCTTGGTCTGGGTTCGGCTTCGACTGGATGACCAAGCAAACGAATTTCACGAAATTGATGGAGGGAAACTATGACAACCGCACTGGACAAACCAAAACAGACGACCGGGATCACGCCCTTGCTGACGAAATCCTTGCCGCCGCAAGAGCTAGATAAGCACCGCGCCAACGTCTGCCTTGTGATGGAGGTCATGGTCCGCAAGCACGACAAATTCGGCTGGGACCAGATGAACGCCGGTATGCGCCAGATGATCCGCGAAGACTGGCTGGCGGTTCTCTCGGACTACCCCGTTGACGAAGTGCGTGCCGCCTGCCGCCTTCACACGCAAGAGCAGCCGAACAAGGTTCCGAACGAGGGGCACATCAAGTCGATTATCGTGCGTGAGCGGGGCAAGGTGCTGGCCGCGATGCCAAAGCAGTCTGCGCCGGAGCCAGCGCGTCACGAGCCGACCACGACCGAAAAGAAGCGGGTTGCCGCAATGGTAGCAGAGTTTGCCAAATCCAAGCGGGTAGGGGGGCAGGCATGAGCCAAGTCGCTCTAAAGCGCAGCCTGTCGGATGTTGTGGACGAATACAACGAAAAGCACCAAGGTGCGCATGCGGTTGTGGAGGCTCTAGCCGAAGCCGAAAAGCACGCCAGAGCGCAAGCCGCTGTGGGGTCTAGCTTCGGTGGCTTGACATCGCTGCGCCTTCCGTCCGTGCGGGATATCCAGCAGAGCTTGAAGGTTTCGGCCTGGGGCCACGTTTACAGAGGTTTGAATATATCGACCATTGCTGGCGCGGCAGACCGCAAGCGAATTAAGCTCGCCTTGGAAAACCCGCCAGAATTTACCATTGAGAACATCAGGGAGACGTTCGGCGATTATGTGTCGCGCCCTCGATTCCACATCCTCAAAGGATTGGCCGAAGTGTTCTGCAACCTGGACCCCGCGTTCAAGTCGCATACCAAAATGCGGGTCGGCGTTAAGGGGCTTCCCAAGCGGGTGATTATCTCCGGATTTGGGGGCTACAGCGACTGGGGCCGTGATCGGCTCCACGACATGCTGAAAGCGATTGCTGCCTATGAGGGGAAGCCCGCGCCTACCTTTGAGGAACTGCGCGAACTGGCCCCTCTGCGCGAGGAGAAGATCGGCGAAACGCGCGGCCACGGTGTACGGGTGCGCAGCTTCGCCAATGGAAACGCACATATTTTCTTTGATCCTGAAACGCTAAAGACAGTGAACAGGGCGCTTGCTGAGTTCTATGGCGATGTACTGCCCGACGTTGACCCCAAGAACCCCGAAAAGAAGCCCTCGACGGCGGTTTCAAAAGACCTGCAATACTACCCGACGCCCAAGGCCGTAGTCGATTGGGTTATGGCCGAAACCTACATTCGCGAAGGCGCGGAGGTGCTTGAGCCATCGTGCGGATGCGGTCGCTTTCTTGACGCTCTTCGGGCTGTCGGGGCCAACGCTACCGGCATCGAATACCACCCCGGGAGGGCAGCGGAGAGCCGCGCCAAGGGGCACCGGGTAATGGTCGGCAACTTTCTTGAGGTGACGCCAGACCCGCGTTTCGACCTGGTTGTAATGAACCCGCCATTCTACGGCAAGCACTACGCGAAGCACGTAAACCACGCGATGAAATTTCTGCGCCCTCAAGGACAACTTATGGCGATCCTGCCTGCGACCGCCCGATATGATCACGGCCTGATTGGCGGTGAGTGGCGAGATTTGCCGATTGGCTCATTCACCGAAAGCGGGACGAATATCAACACCGTTGTTCTGAAGAAGAGGGCCGCAGCATGACCGGTCAATTCGCCCACTGGACCCGCCCTGACATGGCCCGCGCCTTTGACGTGTACGGCTTCAACCTTTCGCGCATCGCCCGCATGACGGGCCGCACGGTCCCTGACGTAAAATCAATCTTGGGGGGTTCCCAATGAACGAGCAAGACGCCCGCGCCCGCATGGTGGCGGACATCACGGCCCGCGTGAACGCTGACGACACGCACCTGGTCAACATTGTGCAGATCTACAAACTGCTGGGGTTTGACCTGATTCAGATCGACGGCGAGGACTTGGACTACCCCGTGGGGGCTAAGTTCCGGCGCGACTGGAACGCAGGGGTGACGACGCGGGTCATGGCAAGCGATCTGAACCTGTCTGCCGTGACTGTCTCGAAGTGGGCGCACAACGCCGGACTGCCAAAGCGCCACAACTGGAACGCCCAGACCATCAAGCCAACCGAAGCGTTTCGCCGCGCATGGATGGCAGGCATCCCCGCCGCGAAGATGGCCGAAGCGCTCAACGTGTCGCCCTCCACCATATCCGCCACCGCCCGCCGCAGTGGCCTTCCTAAGCGCCGCCGTGGTGGCGTTCCCCGCGATCAGCTTTTCACAGGAGCCGCAGAATGACCTACCAGATACGCCACCGCACCGACATAGCCGACCACCGCGCCCGCAAGTGCAACCCGCAGGTCACGCTTGCCCGCACCCCCGCCAGTGAGGAAAGCGCCGAGTTCGAACGCCGGTACGCACGGGCGCTGCGCAGCAACAGCGTTCCCAAGCAAGCCCAACTGGATGAAACAAGCGCGGCGATCCTGTCGGTGCTGACACGGGATCTGACCGCCTCGGACATCGTGACGCTATCGCGGATTGATCTGGACGCGAAGGCGCTGCGCCGGAAGCTGCTGGCAATGCAAGAGGCTGGCCTGATGCACGTCTGCGACACCATCGACAGCGTGAGCATCTACCGCGCCGGAGCGGGCCGCAAGACGCGCCTGACCACATCCGACCGCCTAGCGATGGCGATTGCAGAAGCGGAGGGGCGGGCATGAGGAACTATAAGCCAATAGAGACCGCTCCAAAGGACGGCACGCATATTATCCTTGCTTCGATGGAGGATGATGGCACCATCGGGGAATCCTTCGGCCCTATGATGTGGTTTGCTGAAGCCAATAACCCCCCGTTTCAGCATATAAATGGAATCTGGATGACGCCGAATAAAGATATGGCGTGGTCCATTTGTGACCCTGACGGCGCACCGACGCACTGGTCGAAAATGGATTCCGTCCAATGACCTCCCAACAAACCCGCGACATAGAAGCCTGCACCCGTTTGATAGCAGTAGGCTACACGGCACAGGCACTCCGAGACCTTGGATACGCAGAGGCCGCTATCAGGGCGGCGCTATCCTCAGAAACACCACAGGGAGACGCATAATGGGATACGCTTGCTATGAACGGAACGGGCGGGACCAAGGCTACGGCGTCCCCGCGAAGTGCGACCACCCCGGCTGTGATGCCGATATTGACCGTGGCATTGCGTATGCCTGCGGGGGCGAGCCAACTGAGAATTGCGGGCTGTTCTTCTGCGGTAAACACTTGTCGCACCGCATTATCAACGAAGACACGCCCGACGAAGAGTGGACGCCTGCCTTGTGTGAGCGATGCCACGACGAAGACGCCGCGCCGTTTGACCCATCACCCGACACGCAAGAGTGGATAGACCACAAGATGATTGACCCGACGTGGGATTTGTGGCGCTCCGAGAACCCCGAATTTATCGCGGCGAATATGGCGTCACTTGAACAGCCAAAGGAGCCACCCCATGAGCGATAACCGCAGAGAGGCGCTAGAGGCGCTGCGCGATAAGGTGAAGGCGGGTGATCATGGTTTTCTGAGCATTGACCCCAATCTGTTTGATGACCGCGAAGTGCTGTTCAAATTTCTGACAGGGACACAAGATCATATGTTGCAGATCCTCTCAGCCCTTATCTCAGAAACCCCCAAGGGAGAGACGCCATGAACCTATTCGAAGTTTTCGCGCTACTAGTCGCAGGTCACGCGCTTTGCGACTACCCGTTGCAGGGGGAGTTCTTGGCAAACGGCAAAAATCACCGTGCCCCTATTCCCGGTGCCCCTTGGTATCAGTTGCTTGCCGCGCACTCCGCAATCCACGCGGGGGCGGTCTTTCTTATCACGGGGTCGCTGTTCTTGGCGCTACTTGAGTTCGTCGCGCATACCGCCATCGACTACATGAAATGCGATGGAAAGATTGGTTTTAACGCTGACCAGTCGCTGCACATTCTTTGCAAGGTGATTTGGGTAACGGCGCTGGCTTTGGGGGTCGCAGCATGAGCCTCTCGGCCCGCAACGACACCCAAGCCGAGACAATCGACCGCATCCGCCTAGAGCGCGGAGAGCTTCGCGTGAAGGCCGAAGCGCAGGCGGTACGGATCGATAAGCAGCAGAAAATGATAGACTGGATGCGCAACCGCATAGCCGAGCTAGAGGCGCAGACAACACCGCAGGCAATCGCAGAGAGGCTATTCAATGAGCAAACATAAGAAGATCCGCCTAAAGCAAGGCACGCGCGTTCGTTCCAAGAAATACGTCAGCACCGCGCCCCTGCCGTGGAATGGGGATCACGGGACCGGAACCGCCGCCGCCACGGCTGACACGGTGGTTGTCCCAATGGAAGGTCCGAACCGCGTAGCGCAGCGCCGCAGGGTAAACGTGATCGACACCCTCACAAGCCTGACAATGCGACAGGTGCAGGCGGCAAAGGAAATCCAGAACGCCTATGGACGCGTCGAGGCGCTATCAAGCGGCGGTCCACTCAAGGAGCAGGTAGACAGCACCCCCAAGCCAGATGCAACCGTAGCGGCGCAGGTAGACGCTCAGTCACGCCTTGCCGTAGCCATGCGGGCAGTGCTGCGTTCAGAGCGGGCGGTGGTCGAGTGCATCTGCTGGAATAACCAGAAACCCCAGACGTTGAGCCGGACAGAGCGCCGCCGGTGGCTGGCAAGGTTCACGCAGTCTATGGATCGTGTCGCGGATCACCTTAGGTATTGACCGTTGACACAATATTTGGTATCCACATACTTATCGCCAGAGGCGTGACCAACAAGCGGTTACGCCTCTTTTGATTCAGACGGGTTGCCGCGATACTGCAACAGCCACCGGCGGGCTAAATGGTGAAGCTTTCTGCGCATGAAGCAGATTGAACGGACTATGCCGGAATTATAAAACCGCATTGATGCGGGGGTGCCAACATGCAGCAGCCTATTTTGCGGTTAGGGTGCTATGTGTCGCAATTAGGTACCCCCTCATGAGCGCGGTTCTATGGCGGTAACACGCGGGCTAGTCGGTAAGCCCAATGTCCCTGATCGGACATAAGCCGACACGTCGCTCAACCTGTCCGCCAATGCTGCACCTGATCGCGGCATGGCGATACCCAACAGATCAGGCACAGGCGCTGACCCCGTACAGGCAGCGCGTCATTCATTCGCTGCTATGAACCGCTTGGGCAAAGGCAGCAACGGGGCGAACACAAGGCCGCTATCCCAAGCCATGAGCCGGATACCCCAACATGCGACACGCGCCTCTGCACTTGGCTACGGCCTCGGACATGCGCGGGTCATTTCCTCCGGCGTAGCTTAGAGGCAAAGCCCCCTGATAAAGGGGAGACGCAGGTTCAAATCCTGCCCCGGGGCCATTATACACATCATCTAGTATCTCGAGAGGGTATCGAGCCGCTAAATATGGTGGCCACCCATTTTCTCAGCACATGAGACACAACGCGGCGGCGATACGTGATTCCAGACATTAGGAGGCCGACAGATGGCCGCTAAATTCTCTCAGGAGGTGTTCGACGCAATATGCGAACGCCTAGCCGATGGCGAAAGTCTCAGGGCGATTTGCGCAGACGCGGATATGCCGAACAAGGGCAGCGTGTTTCGTTGGTTGGCGAATGATACAAAGCTAAGCGACCAATACGCGCGAGCAAGAGAAGAGCAGGGCGATTTGTACTTCGATGATGTGGTCCGCATATCAGACGAGGCCACGCCGGAGAATGTTCAGGTCGCGCGGTTGCAGATTGATAGCCGCAAGTGGGCAGCAGGTAAGCTGCGTCCGAAGGTGTACGGCGAGAAGCTGGACTTGAACCACGGCGGCAGCTTCAACGTGGTTATCAGCGGCGACGACGCGGACCTGTGAAGCACAGCCAAGCTGAGTTCCAGTTAACCGACAAGCAATGCGAGGTTCGCAAGGTCTTCGCCACGTCGGCACGGTATCTGCTGGTTTACGGCGGGTCGCGGTCTGGCAAGACGTTCTTCGTTGTTTACGCAATCCTGACGCGGATGATCAAAGCGCCAGGGTCGCGGCATGTCGTGTTTCGGCAGGACGGTGTAGACGCCAAGCAATCAATCGGGAATGAGACTGTCCCGGCTGTTGTATCGCTGGCATATCCTGACCTTGTTTTGAAGTGGCACGAAAAGGACGGATATTTTGAAGCGCCGAACGGGTCGCAGCTTTGGCTTGCTGGCCTAAAGGACAAGGCGCGACTTGATAAGGTTCTGGGTAAGGAATTCGTCACGATCTACCTAAACGAAGCCTCGCAGATCACGCTTGAGGCTTTGGGCGTTGTTATCACTCGCTTGGCGCAGACGGTACGGCAGACAGATGGCCGCGTCCTGGCGCAAAAGCTGTACGTTGACTTGAACCCGACTGTTGCGGCGCACTGGACCTATCAAATGTGGGTTCTTGGTCTGAGGCCAGAAGACGGCAAGCCAATCCCCGATCATGCGACGGAATACGCACATATCACGGTAAACCCGTCTGATAATCTTGAAAACCTAGATCCGGCTTATGTGAAGTCGCTATCTGATTTGCCCGAACGGATGCGCAAGCGTTTCTTTGACGGCAAATACACAGCAGACGATGACAACGCGCTGTGGCGTCGGGCTTACATCAAGCATGAAGCGCCCCCGCAGATGAAGCGCATCGTTGTCGCGGTTGATCCGGCAACGACTAACACGCCGGGATCAGATGAAACTGGCCTGATCGTCATGGGCCTTGGCATAGACGACAAGGGCTATGTCCTATCCGACGACAGCGGCAGGTATCGCCCTGAAGAATGGGCGCGGCGGGCTGTTTCGATGTTTGACACGTTCGATGCTGATTGCATTGTGGCAGAGGTCAACCAAGGCGGTGACATGGTGGGCAGCATGATTGCCCAAGCATCACCTAAACGGGTCATCCCCTACAAGGCAGTCGTGGCGACACGGGCAAAGCAGGTTCGGGCTGAGCCTATCGCGGCGCTCTACGAAAAAGGCAAGATCCGGCACGCTGACCAATTCCAGACGCTGGAAGATCAGATGTGTTCGTTCACTCTCAACTTTGATCGGAAGTCGCAAGGCTACTCGCCAGACCGCGTGGATGCGCTGGTCTGGGCTGCAACTGCGCTGTTCCCAAGCA